CCATCACCGTTTCTAACGTTTACTATGGCGCTGTATGTTGATCCTGCGTCTATATAGATATTGCTTATCTGGGCCATGGTTTAAATCTTTATGTATGTTATTATTTATAATAATTCTATCTTAAAACTCTATATAGTTGGGCCTCTTATATCACCTAAAACTATATAAGACACATTGCTTACTCCTGTAATAGCATACCCGGCAGGTCCACCTCTACCAATACCATAGTCTGTACCTGGCTGACCTAAGTTGCCACCTGTTGCGCCAAATCTTCCTATACCGCCTGTTAACAGGGTACCTGGTTGTGGAGTAGATCCACCGGCTCCACCGACGCCAGCTGGTCCAGGAGTATCACCCGCTCCGCCACCACCAGTTGGTCTATTATTACCGTTACCGTCTCCCCCAGCACCACCGCCACCACCGCCGCCAATGATTCCATAATTTTCTAATGCTGTATATCCAGAAACCCTAATAGCATCACCACCCGGAAAGCCTTCTGCAAAGTTTGACTCTGTACCATCTCCACCACCTTGACCGCCCGCACCAACTATATAGCCATTATTAATTAAATATAGCGTTGATCCTACTGGAAGAGATGAGGCATCTAAAGCATAGTTGCGTGTTAGAAGTACAATATCTTGTACGGTGCTGTTAACAGTTCCTGGTGATGTAGATCCAACTATTACTCCAGAGTTTACTGTTAATCTAACGTCTACTGGTCCTGTTGGTGTATAACCAAGTGCAGAAGTAACAGCTGTCATGACATTATAATTTTTAACATTTGATGAAATTACAAGATTTGCAAATGTTTTTCCAGGTCTGAAAGCATGAACAATTCCAGTCATTAGGAAACTCCGACTCCTGAAATAAACCAAGTGTCGCTAGCAACTTTTATTAACGACGCCATTCCGTTTACTGCAACTGTTCTATTTCCTGTTAAAACTGTTCCTGCAAATTTCGCAGTGATTCCTGTTGTGCTAATAGTTAGTGCACCAGATCCATTATTAATAATGCTTATAGCAGTACCTATCGGAAATGCTACTAATGAATTTGTAGGAATAGTTATAGTTGCTGCCGCTCCTGTATGATAGATATGTTTGCTACTATCAGAAAGAGCTAAAGTGTAAGAAGATGTCTGAGGGTTTTGAGGAATAATCTTATATCCCAAATCTAAGCCGTCATTTTTGGGTGCACCTGCTAGATCTATATTATTTTCTAATTGTTGTGAGTTTACTTTTGTTAATGGCATCTTCTATTCCTTATAGTTTCATAATATAACATAGAGCATAGTATGGTGGTAAGTTTTTATTTACACCAGATTCTCCGGCTGTACTAACTGACGTTGCTACTGAAATTCCAGTTGTATTTGAACCTGTTGCTCTTGTACCAACAACAGATGCAGTTCCTGCTCCGTAATTTGCATTATTACCAGCATCTGAAGCAATAGCAATATTTGATGTATGCGTATGTCCAGGGTCTGTGACAGTAGATGTTGCAGTATGGGTGTGGCTTACTACTACTGCATCTCTGCTGCCACCTGTATTTCCAACCGCATATGTGCTTCCAGCACCCACTACAAATCTATCTCTAAGATCCGGTGTTCCACTAGAACCATTACACAGAGCCCAACCAGAAGGAATAGCAGCTGCCGATCCAGACCAAATAATAATTCCACCGGATGGAACAATGAATGGACTTAATTCAGCAAGAAGTTCAGCAATAGCGTTTTGTACATTAGTAGAAGCAATAGTTCCAGTTGGGGTAAATGATACCGCTGTAGCAGACATATCATAGTTTATACTAGAGTCTACTTCAGCAAGTACTTTAGTTCCTGCTGTGACAGGATCTGTTAATGTAAATGTTGTTGTAGAAGTTTCAGTATATGCATCGGGGAATTGACGAACACCATTGATATAAACTCTTAATTGTCCAGAACCAATTGTATATTGACCAACTCCAGTAAATACAGTTTGGCCTGCTGTAGCATTATAGCTTACTCTGGATGTATTAATTCTTGTGCCAATTAGTGTCGTTGCACCGGTCTCGGCTCCCCAGAAGTATGTTCCAGGACCAGAAGTTTTTAATACATATCCAGCAATTTCACCGGAAGGTAATAAGTTGTCAAGAGCCGCAGATGAGCTAGTTGCACCAGTACCACCATTAAGTACAGGAACAATGCCAGTAACATTTAGAGCTGTACCAGAAACATTACCAGTTACGTTACCAATTAAGCTAGCAGTAATTGTTCCAGCCGTAAAGTTGCCAGATGAATTTCTCATTACGATACTGTTAACTAGATTAGTATCAGTTGGCTCCATACTTCTTAGAGTAGTTGCATTTATACCTGCAGTATCTGTATCAACAGTCAATAGTTTAGCTAACACGTCTGCAGCAGTGTATGCTGTTGTGTTTAACTTTGAACCTACTGCAATAGATAATTCAGAGAAGTTAGTATCAACCTCTTGAATAGTCAGTGGTCTTCCTACCCCACCTACTGCTGCATCTCTTAAAGTAATTGCCATTTGATATTCCTAATTAAAAATTTGTGTAATACGTTATTCTTACTTCGCCGCGAGCACCTACGTCACCACCACCATAGTCACCACCGCCACCCCCGCCACCCGGTGCTGTACCAGGCATAGATCCAGCTTGACCTTGGTTACCGTTAGAACCTTTACCACCAGCGCCACCAAATACAGATGTTCCACCTGGACCACCGACAGATCCTGACGTTTCGCCAGATCCACCACCGCCACCGCCGGCATATGTTCTATTTTGACCGGCAGCAACAGAAGGACCCGAGTTTGTTCCTGGACCACCACCGCCACCATCTTCAGTTATATAGCCTGAGTATGTAACACCTGGATTAGCAAGTATTGATCCACCAATTCCACCAGCAGCCCAACCACCACCTCCGCCACCGCCGGCTCTAGCTCCTAAGAAAGAACTTTCTCCACCAGGACCACCAGGACTACGAGTTCCTCCTCCGCCGCCACCGCCACCAACTGTTATAAATCCTGTTTCTGGAATGTCTGAATACGCAACATTAAATTGCATATATGAACCTCCACCTGCACCACCGGCTGGAGAGTCGTTACTACCGCCGCCACCACCGCCACCACCGCCCCATATTTGAACTGTCATATAGTCAAAATATGATGTGGGTTTAGTCCAACCAGATGACGCTGTAAACGTTTGTGCAGCGGGCGGATTAGCTAATTCAAAAACTTTTCTCCAAACCCCACCACTTTTTACCCATATAATTCTGCAGTTTCTCCAGACGCCGCCGCTCTTAATGTAAACTTTATTAGCTTGACGCTGTACACCACTAGATTTAATAAAAGTCTTAGTCATAAATTAGAATTGATAGATAATATCACCATCTACGCCAATAGCATTTGAAGGAATTCCAGAAACTACAGACTGTACAGTTTTAGTTCCTTGAGAATTCTGTCCTGCAGTTTGTACGTACGATTGTGTATAAGACTGTGTAGCAATAGTACCAGACTCATTAGGAGCAAACAACGTTCTAGTAGTTGCGGTACTAATAGCAGACAACTGGAACGTTAAAACTTTAGAAGTGTCGGCATCATCAGTAATAGAGAACAAACCATCTCTAAATGTTTGCTGGGCAGTCCAAGTATTTGATGAACCCGATATGCTAATAGATCCACCAAGAGAAACTGAAACACCATTAATGCTTATTGCACTATTAGTTAAAGATGAATTTGGGATAGATGTTACTTTGGAACCAGCTAGACTTGTGATCCATGAAGGATTGCTGTATGACTGATTTGTATATACACCATTTGTTACGGTGTCTGCGTTTCCAGTAACGTTACCTGTTAAGTTAGCAGTAATAGTTCCTGCCGCAAAGTTCCCTGAAGCATCTCTTCGTACGATAGTATTTGCAGTATTAAGTGTTGCTTGTGAGAATCCATCTAGAAAGTCTGCGTCTAAACCAGAGCCAGATCCATCGACTGTTAACAACTTAGCTAATACGTCAGCTGCAGTATATGACGATGCGTCTAATTTAAGAATTAGCTCATTATTAATATTATTAAAGTTCGCATCAATCTCATTGTTTGTTAGTGGTGAGCCTTTAACGCTTCTAAGTGTTATCGATGCCATTTGCTATCCGTTCCATTAGTGTCTCTAATTTATTTATTCTTTCCATAAGGTCTTCAATTGTTTTTTCTTTTTCCTGCTTTTGACGTCTAAGCATTCTATACTGTTGTAACTTAGTTGTGTCTGTTTCAAGGACAGCAGAAGAATTGCTGTCCCGAACAAGAGTGTCATTTTCTACTTTATAGAACATATTAGTCATCCAAAGCGATCGCTCTTAAGTCTCTAATCTTAGGTGTTAGTGTTTCTGATGAAGACAATAGTACGATCTTAATCATAAATGTATTAAAGCGAGTTGAGATTGGATTATCGTTAACTGGTAATCCTAAAGCATTAAACGCGCCAGTTGGGAAGTATCTGTGTTCTCTGTATTCATATGTGCTAGCAGAGAATGGAACTGATCCTTCAAGCTGCATCTCTACCCAAGATTCATCAGCAATAGGTGTTACTTTTTCTGTTGGTAGAATCTTGTAGTATACTTTTATGCTTGTGCCAGATGGTTTATACGCATCAAATGTAACATTTAAGTTAGATGCATCAAATCCACTAGCCAAAGTAACTGGTTTAGAAACATATTTAGCTAATGCACTACCACCAACAGTTCCATTTTCGCCGGTAGAATTATTATTAATAACGTTCTTAACTACTACAGCTGATAGAGACGGTATGTCAATGATTGGTGATACAGAAGTATCAGAAGTTGCTAGTGTTGCTTTCAATCTTATTGAAGCGTCACTTAAAGTAACAGCCTTAGTAGCTAATCTTCTCATTACATTAAACGTAATGTCTTGATTAGTATTAATTGGGATGTAGTCAGACTCAAATGCACCGTTTGCATTATAGAACAAAGCTTCCCATACGATAGCTGTATTTGTTGGAGCTACTTGTGAAACTTGTGTAAACAATGTATTGTAGTCCATAGTTCCAGTTGGATCGTCTACTTCAAACACAGCAGATCCAGATGTGTTGAACTCAGCTCTATTGATTCTAAATTTCAAATCTAAGTTCTGGTCTGGTTCCCAGGTTCCAGCATTTTGTGACTTGAATAATGAACCAATGTATGGTTGTTTGTCGATGCGTTTAGAGCCACCAACTATTGTGCCACCCATTTCAGCAACATAGATGTAGTAGTCTTGTGTATTCGCAAGAATAACAATAGAGTACTCATCTGGCGTCAAGTGAATTGGCACAGGGAAAGTAAATTTAGTTGCAGCTGAAGCATCATTAGATACTACTACTGATTCTGGATTCAACGTTACTTCAGCAAATGGTATAGTTGGCGTTGAAGATGGATATCCATTTACAGTTCTTCTAATCTGACATGTTACTGGAACACTGTTAGATTTAGATCTAAAGTATACTTCAACAGAAGTTACATGCATACCAGATGGATAAACATCTGCCTCTACGCCGAATGTTTGAGCTACAGGGTCAGCTTGATATCTGAAACCAGTTTGTGTAATCACGCGCTGATTTTGAACAGATCTTGTAGTCAATATAGTTTCTTGTGTTGACTGTAAGATACCAGTAGCTGTGTATTTAGCTTCAGCGATAGACTCTTCAGTAGCAAGATCGTTCAATGAATTGTCGATCAAGCGAATAGTTCTTTCACCTGTTCTGAATGTAGAAGCAGGGATTTGGAACTCAAAGCCTAGGTTACCAAATTCGTCAGTAGTCAAAGCTGTACCAAGTGTAGGATAATCAGTTACACTAACAACAGTAGCTGTACCACCTCTAGCACCAGTTATAGTATTGCCGGCAACTATTGTTCCACCTGTTAAGTCATAGATATATAATCTACGTTGAGCTGGATTAGCAGTTGTAGGTGCAGTATAGATAGAGCAATATGCTGTCTTACCGCCGGTGATTGATAATTCTTCTCCATCAGTAAATAGAGCATTTGCATGGCCAGAAACAACCACTACAGATAGAGGTTTACAGAAAGCTGATATATCTTGATTATCAAAGAATGGGTACATAGTTGTATTTGGTTTAAGGAGAGTAGCTCCACCAACAACTGTACTTGCTCTGATAGTAGGTATAAATTGTACGTCAACTACAGAAGCACCTAAGTTTGTTTCTGTTGAACTTAATACATTAGTTACTATAGATGTAGATGTGTTAGTAATAGAAACACGGTTACCGCGACCAGTTATATTTTGAATAACTCTGTCAGCAGCATCTGGAACTGATACGTCAACAATCTGATTAATAGCAGGTAATTCAAGAGTATCTACCCATTGATCGAATGAAGGGTGTAATGAAATAGTTCCTTGGAACTTAATTACATTGAATGGGTTAACGTTAATCCATGTGCTAGCCAATGGCTGATTGATAGCATTAGTTTCAGTATATGCTAATGTTAGAATATCGCCAGTAGCAGTTGTGCTAGTTGTAGTAGCTAATGAATACTCGTTAAACTCTACTTCAAACGGTGCTCTCATTTCAGCGTTAACTGGATCAACGGCTGCATTAAAGTCAAAATCACCAGGATTTGCTAAAGAAGTTTGGCTATAGTTTTGAGCTCCAAATTCATTCCATGTGTTAACACCATTGAACCATGCGTTCCACCAACCCCAGCGTCTTGTTGACCAAGTATTATTTGCAAAGATGTCTGCTGATGTAAATGAATCAACAGCAAAACCGTTCTTGAATTTTTCTACGCTAGATGAATCAACGATAGAAGAATCCTTAGCTTGTTTTTCTAACAAGGACAATTGAGTATAGTACTCAAGGTTCTTAATTCTTTTCTCTAACTTACCAATATCCTTCATTGTATAGCGTCTGTTGTCTACGTATCTAATAGAGATGTCAGAAACAGAACCAGTGTATGGAGGAATAACCAAGTCATAGATAACCATACCTTCTGTGTCATTTATTGGCACAACAGGATTTAAAGCTGGAATTCCGCGCTTAACAAAGAATTGATTGTCAGGCATCGCAAGAATGCGGTCAATGCGACCTAGATAGTACTGATAGTCGGCGTTAAGTGTTGTATTAGCGACTGGAACACGAGAAGCACTAGGGAAGGTAATAGTTCCTGGAGGGGCTCCTGCTGATAGAGTTCCATCAACTCTTCTTGGTCTAAAGTCAATACAGTCTCTAAGCTGATACACTCTTCCTGTGGCTGGATCAGTAAACGCTGGGTAGTCTTCATATGCTACGCCAGAGCTTGTGTAAGAGTCTACAGATAAGAATCCATTTCCAGAGTGAGTAAAGTATCTAACAACAGCTAATAAGTAGTGCGTTGCTGTTGGAGCAGTACCTGTTAAGACTAACTTACCGTGGTCATAATATTCTGCACGCTGACCATCATCTACTCTGTAGTTTGCTGTTACGTCAGTATATGAAACGCTGTTCCAGGTAACGGCACCGGTGGTTGAGTTGACTGTAGGAGCAGTACCAGTATTTGTTCCAATGTTATATACAGCTAGAACCTCGTATACGTCAGATACTTTTAGTGAATCTTTACCATTCAATGTAGTGTTTAATCCGCCAGCTGCACCAGTACCAATAATAACTTTAGTGTAACCAGTTAAAGTCTTAGTTTTAGCTGATTGATTGTTAGCATTTACTCTAGCAAGAATAGTTGCCGCAAATGATATTGCAGCAGAACCAATGTTAAACGTAACTTGAGCAGCGCCTGGGTTTAATGTAATAGATTTACCAGTTCCAACGAATCGTAGAACTTGTCCTACATTTAATGTTCCAGTAATTGTTGTAGATGCAACAGTTTGGGATGCACTTACAGTATATGTTCCTGCTCCACCTGAACCAGAAACAAACGCAGTAATCTTAGTTCCGGACGTTACACCAGAACCTGAGATAGTATCTCCAACGTTTAAGCTACCTGCAGTAACTGCGGTAACAGTTAATGTTGTTCCAGATATAGAACCAGTTACAGTAGCAGTAGTTCCAGATATAGAACCTGTAACTACAACGTGGTAGTTTTCATCAGCTTCTGTTGAAGTTAATGTTCCAACTGTACCAGGGAATGTTTGTGACCCAGTTACAATTATAGATGTTGAACCTGACGAGAACGTTTGACCAGCAAAACTTAACTGATATGAATAATCAGAATCACTATTTCCAAGACCGTCTGTTACAGTTTTAATGTATGAGTTAACGAATGGGAACACTAAACCTGGAGCGTCGCCACCAGTTAGGAATGTGTCTCCTGTTCCACCGATTCTGCTTAATGCATCGATAGTTGCAGATGAACTTGCTGTTGTAATTGTACGAACATCTTTAAAGTTGCCGGTCATTACGATATCAAACAAGTACATTCTATAGATTGCTTCTGCGGTACCAACAGTACCAGCAGAATATTGTAGATGACGAACTTTAGCTGTACCTATAGTAGAAGAGCTGGCATTTACAAGGTTAACTGTGGTAAATGAATATGGGTCAAATACACCAGTAACAGTATCAACAAAAACGTAGTTACCATATGATAAGCTTACGTCAGCGTTATCTGCTTCTTCAATGTCTGCAACTGATCTAGCGCGATCAATGTCAATGTATGACTGATTGATAGTTTCAAACTCGTATCCCTTAATGTAACCTTTACCAGGCGCAAGAGCAACAGTAAATTGATCAGGATCTGTCTTGTGATCGGTAATTTGAATTGGCCAGTCTTTAACTGTGTAGTCGCCGGACTCATCAAATGTGCGTCTAGCTAATTCTTTACCGATCTCAGAGTAAATAGTTTTTGTTTTATTGACAACTAACAAACCATCAACGACACGAGCAACCTCGATGAAGTTATTAATTGAAGTTGATAGGTCTTTAGATGTAAGAGTTAATGTTACAGAGTATCTGTCTGCACCAGGTGCAGCAAAGTTAAATGAACCTTGAGCGTTATCTAGTAATGTTAAATCTTCTTCTGCGTCAACAATAGTTTCTTCAACTAAGAATCCAATATTCTTAGAAGACGTATTGGTGTACTTGTCTACAGCAATAGCTTGTGGCTCTACGTATACAAACTTACCATCAATAAAGAACACTCCACTGTCTACTGAGAAGAACATTGCAGAATTAAATGGAGAAGTTGTTTGTATAGTTGCTGAATACGTAGGCAATTCAACTGTTGAAATTACTTCGCCTGCTGTAAATGCTTCGCCTGAAATAATCTTAACGATTAAAGTCGCTGGATCTGTGTCTGTTGCTAATTCAACTTTACGAACAATGGCTTTAGTTCCTGACGTAGCGCCAAGAATAGTTTTACCTTCGAAGTTTGTGAAGATAACGGTTGAGCTTAAATGAGTAGCTTCCATCTTAATAGAAAGAAGGTCATTTTCAAAAAGTCTTCCACCTCCTAGAACGCTTGTACCATTTACAAAGATGTGTTGACCAAATTTATTGATTTGATCTTGTATCTGTGTTTGCATCTGGGTAAGTTCGCGCGCTTGCACAGCATACCCAGGTCTGAATAAGATTCTATGAAAGCCTTTCGCTTCGTCAAAATCGTCATAATATGGTTCAGCGTTGAAGTTTATTGCCATGTCGTTGTCTTCCGATTAGATTTATAATACTATTTATTAGATTGTCAGCACAGTTCTAATAGTAATAATTTGTTCCTCAGATGGAGCAAATGGTTCTCTCACTGATAAGAATAAGAAGTCTCCAGAGAATTGATCAATTGTTCTTTCTGTAACAGAATCAGCTACAACTGGGTATCCTTCAGGAGTCAATAATACGTCTCCTGGCGAAATTGTAAAGTTGTTGAATACAGAAACAAGAATTTGAGTTGAATTGAATTCAACAATTCTGTAGTTCTTATATGTTGCATTTGCCATTACTAAAAGTTGGTCGTATTCTAACTTAGATACGTCAAAATTACCGGTAATAAGTACGCATCCTGATCCAACGTCCTGATTAAATCTGTTAGTTGTACCAAACTCACGGATGTTCTTTAGTAGACCAGCTTTACGATAGTCGTTAGTAACAATTAAACCTTGGTTAATGTCACGAGCAATAGAACTGTAGAACATAATGGAACTAGCGTTAAGTTCGTCAATAGCATTTGAACCATGACCACCTAGTGGGGACATAATCGCTCTAACAACAGCACCAGTACCACCACCAGTAACAACAACGTCTGTCCATGTGTATCCTACTCCAGGATTAGTAACATTTACACCAACTAAACTTCCGCCTTGAACTACAGCGGTTGCAGTGGCTCCCGTACCGTCTCCTAAAACAGTTAATGTAGCAGCTCCGTAGCCAGATCCTCCATTTACAACCTTGTATGCTTCAATAGTTCCAGGAACAGCAAGAAGCTCAACGTTTGCCTGAAGAGTGTCAATGTTACCAACATTTAAGTTAACACTTAGAGCAGCTCCGGATCCAGGAGGTTTTGTTACAGTACCTTGAACTGTAATGCTTCCAATGTTAGAAGCTCCAGTCGTATACGTAAATTCAGTAGGAGACGTAACATTTATTGTAAACACTCCATTATATCCAGCTGGAGTAACACCTGAAACTGTAATGGTATTTCCTGTACTAAATCCGTGAGGAACAGTTGTAGTAATAGTTGCCGTAGTTCCAACTGAAGTTCCTGCAGAAGTGCTTCTTGTTAGAGCAGTATCTGTAACTTGAAGGTTAGCATTAGTATATCCAATACCACCGTCATTGATTGTTGTTCCAACGATCTCACCACCTGGACCTAGAATTGCTTCTATGTCTGCGGCTGTGTCAATCATAACAGGAGTAATAACTGCCATTCTGCCAACGTATGTTAGTGTAGCAGTTCCATTTGTAGCAGATCCTGATGTATGGGTCGGCTCAAGAGTACCAGTTGTTCCAGCGGTTGTAACTTGATAGTATCTTCCTTCGTATGAAAGATAGTCATTTAATGCTACAACAGTCGAGATAACAAATGGCGTGGCTCCAGAAACTGGAGGATCAACTGTTATAACCGGAGGATTAGGATCAGATGTGTAACCATAACCAGCAGTTAACAATGTTACTGTATCTACAGCTCCACCACTTATTGTACATTCAGCGGTTGCGGTTTGTTCGGCACCTAGTGTAATGGTTGGAGCTGAAACTGTCAGACCAGGAGCTGTAGAATAGCCTTCACCAGCGTCTTCTATAGCTAATGACTGTATGATTTGAGGATTCTCTGCCAGGTATCCATTACCAGAAACAGTTATTTGTGGGTCATTATAACCAGATCCACCGTCATCAATAACGACTGAAATGATTTCGCCATTAGAAAAGAACTGCGACTTAAGAGCAGTAGTAACAGGCATATATTGAGAAGACAAGAAACGGTTTCTTAATGAAACCGGAATAACATACATAAACTTCCATTTGTATCCGTCTGGTGTTGTGAATACAGATGTACCAGTTCCAGTTGGTTCAAAGGTTGATGGAGAGTTATAGTTGTTGTCAATGCATTTATAAACGTTATACTCTGATGTCAACACATAAAATTTAGATTCTTCTAAACGAACTGCTCCAGAATAAGCTGGATTTGCGTCATTTGTCGCGTCGTCATACATATCATATATGTCGCCAGATACCCAATCGTATCTAGGAACAACGTATGAAACGTCAGAAGGAGTAATAAGCTTAGTCGTAAGAATGTCACGGCGAACGTGAAGCTCGTATCTAAAGTCATCAGTTGGCTGTCCAGGAACGTCACCAACGTTTGGATCCTGTGATGGAATAAATGGACTTAAGAAGTCTGTCCAGGCGTTTTCTTTACCTAGAAAGTGATAGTAACGAGACTGCTTTGAAACAATCTCATTATAGATCGCATCAGCGATCGTCTTCTTAAATCTTGACTTAAATATACCGTAACTGACTGACATATTAACCTACCGTAATGGTCCATGAAATAGCGATTGTGTCTGACGATGTTTTTGCGATAACCGGGAATGTTGTTCTACACATCATATCACCAGAAGAAGCCGCATTGAATATAGCCGCTTCTGTAATATTACCTGTTCCTACACCTACTCCAAAGGTTGCAGTATAAGTAATATCAGAACCACTTACTGATGTTAATGCAAGTGCTTCACGAGCTAATTCGTTAGCTAGAGCAGTGTTAGTTAAAGCTGGCGTTGCTGTACCTTGGCCAATAGCCATGTGCGACATAATCGTTTCAGAGTTACCAGCGATTCGTTGAGCGATGTGTTCTTTACCACTAGTTACAACCAAATTTGGTATGTTAACTTGCTCAACCAAGTTATTTTTCTCGTCAAACTTCTGAATAGAAAGTTCTCCGGTCATTTTAATTTTAGAATGAAAATTCATAGTTTTTCCTAGAGTCCTGGATTAAGTGTAGTAGGGTCAAAATCTTGGAATGTTTCAGGGTTATAATCAGGTAACATGTAAGTTCCCTCATCATAAGGATTAATTCTGATCCTTCCACCAACATCTTCTGGGTTAAAGAATTTATTAGTAATAGATTTATTTATTGTTCTAAATGTAGCCTTAGATTGATAAACGTCAACAGATAACTCGCCTGAAACACCAGGAGCATAGTTACTTTGGATTTGATACTCACCAAATAACTTAATGCCGGCCGGATGAATATAAGACTTCAATATTGTTTTATAGTCTTCTAATCTAGCGTCAATAGTTATCAAATAAGAATACTTCTGATAGAAGAAGTCGTCTTGTAGCTTGATAGCGTCACTCGTGAATCCATCATTTGTTGTATAGTAACCTTGGTACCTAGCTACAGGTCCAACGTTAAAACGAATAAGAGTATATTCTAGGTCAGTTTGATTGTTTATCGTGTCGTTTAAGAATTCACGAAGCAAAGTACCACCATAACTTGGGTTAGAATATATAACGTCCCAAACGTTTGGATTAGTAATGTAACCAAAGTCCTGGTACTTTTCAAGGTACGACTGGTCAGGTAAGTCAAATTGTTGTATAGAATTCTTATCAATAACAATCGAAGCGCTATTATTAATAGACTGCTTAGAAGTTAACACGAAGAAGTCGTCAGCGTATCCTGCGCCAAATTTAATGATTGATATTTTTAGCACTCCACCGTTGGAGTCGACTCTAGTAACTTTAAACAGAATTTGAACAGTTTCAGATCCAACTAGAGTGTTCGCTAAGATGATGTCACCAACTTTATAGTTTTCACCTGGTGCAATTACTTCATAACTCTCAATAGTTGGAATGATAGTTCCAGTAAGAGATTGATACTCTACTAGATCACCTATCTGTATATTTCCATAGTAATTCTTGTCAATAAAAACTTCGTATATATTGCCACGAATAAACGTTACGCGTTCTACATAAGCTTTGATTCTAGCATTTTGGGAAATAATCGTAATTCTATTTCCTGGTAAAGTGTTAGCGTTTCCAGAAGTTAAGTTGACAAATATTGATGTTTCTTGTTTCCATTTACCATCAGATGCTTTTAGAACCTGATCCCATGGATACGAAATTTCAGCAGTTTTGTTGAAAAGAATGCGGAACAAGAATTTATATACTGCCTCTGACCCCTTTGCGGTATATATTTCCTTAATCTTTCTCATTAACAAGACTTTATCTATATTCTCGTAGTCTTGTTCACCAAATACGTTTAACTCACCCTTGAAGTAATCAATAAACGAATCAATTGATTCATCTATGTCACGAATATTGGACAAGTTTCTTTGATTAGTTTGATCCAAGTATTCATAGTAGGCCTCAACAAACGCAGTAAATACTGGGTAGTCTTCCCTTACAAAGTCAGGAAGCTGCTGAGCAACTACAGATTTTAATTTAACTGTCATTAGTTTCTACTTGATGTAAAGATATAGTTCGCGTTACCCGCAGAGTCACCCACAGAAACTTTATCAACGATAGCGTTTACTGTAATGTCTTCGTCAAGAATTCTTACTAATTGGTTTCTTACTGAAACTACGTCGTTTGATTCTGGTTTAATAATGAATGAGAATGTTTCCTCAGCGATACCAGTAATATTTAAACCGATAATCTCGATGGATCCTTTTGCGTAGTCAATAGTACCAATCGTGTCTGGTAAGTATTGTTTATTCAAGTTAACGTCAAAATAGTAAAGTCTAAATGTTCCCATTTCGCCAGGCATTGGTAAGTCTTCTAGGTACATAACGTCTGTTCCACCATTCATATAGAATCCGGTTGAAACGATTGACTCTTCAGGAACAGAAGACCAATAGATTGGGTTAACTAATTCAACAGAATAGTTAGCCAATAAATTATACTTAGGTTCTATTTCACGACGCAATTTAATTGTTGTGATAGAGCTAACTATTGATTTTTCAGTTCTGTCTATCAAAGTATTGTATTGTGAGAATCTAAAAATGCCGTCATACGAATCCAAGTAGTCAGAATTATACTGCTGAATTGTTTCAACAGTTAAAGCCTTTATTTGATTAGCTGTATTTGCTGTGTTATTTGGATTATAATAAACTGTAGTATCAACCATAATGTCAATATATTCTGGATCGACAATCTCTGGTGTTATAGTAACTACGTTTCTAGTTTTGAGAATATTATTAATTACAAAGTTTTTCTGTGAAGCAGTTAAAGTCTCAGATGATTTAGGTTTAATAGATATGAAAACTTTACCATAGACTGGAGGTATGTTATCTTCTCCACCCCATACGTTAACAGATTCTGCTTCATCGTATCTAGCAAGAATAATAGACTTATAGTCATTTACTGTTACTCCGCGATTTTGAGCAGAGTATGCTCGTGGAGCATTAAATCTAATTGTGTCTATGCCTTCTTTATCTACGCCGCCTTGAGCTGGGATAGTTGTAACTACTGAAACTATTCCACCAAGCAATGATCCACCCTGATAGCTGAATGTTCTTGCGCCATTGGCTGCTTCTTTATTAGTTGTAAAGTAATTAATATTTACAACGTTACCATTCTGTAGAGCCTGTCCTATTACACCATTACCAAATTCTAACTCATAGAACTCACCTTCTATCTCTTTAACGAAATAGATTCTGTCTTCTGCGGTTAATGAAATAATGTCTTCAGCTCTAACGAATGTTTGGAACGATGAGCTGGTTAAAGAGTCTTGAACTCTAACTGTAACAGTAGATAAGTCAACGTCTCCGTTAGGAATGATGTATTTAGTTCCTTCGGCAACCACGTACTTAAACGACAGTGGAGTACCTTCTTTAATTTCAAGATCAGAAAATACGTATTGACCAGCTTGCAAAACTGCGGTTGTATCTTCTAGCGTATAGAAGTTATAAGATACACCGTCTACTGTAGTTCCGAATGGTGTATTCTTTGGAAGAGTTAATGTTGTAGGAGTAGAAGTTGTGCTAGACACCGTAACGTCTACAGTAGCTGTAGGGCAGCCAGCAGATCCTGGTATATATCCAATTTCTTTAGCTCTTGAAACAACGCTTGATCTTTTAGAAGCTGAATCTAAGAAAGATTCATTTACCGCAAGGTTAGAATACAGAGCATTGTAGTGTGTATTATATGCTAAGACGTCAAGCAAAACTGACATCGCAGAACCTTCAAAGTCATAGTCTTGAAACTCTGTTTGACCTTCAAGGAACGTCTTTAGATTGTTTTTGATCAGATCAAAATCTAATTCTGCGGTATTAATCTTTTTATTTTTCATTATCGTGTTCTCTCAAGAACGAAGTTTACAACAATTGGTCTTGTAGTGTTGATGATAGTAAACTCAATGGTTACTGCTACGTCATTTGAGTCAGGTTCAAACCTTACTGCTACATCATTTAAAATAACTCTAGGTTCAAAGTTTACTATTGTATCTGTGATTGCTCTCTTTAGCATAATTGCTAACATAGGAGTAGTAGGTTCAAATAATAAACCTCTAATCACAGAACCTATTTCAGAATGAAATGGACGCTCATAGTTTTGTGTCATCACTAAGTTCTTAACAGACTGTTTAATTGACTCTTCGTCATACTTGCGGACGAGATCGTTTGTTACCGGGTGTCTGGTAAAGTTAAAATCTAAGTCTGAGAATGTTCTAGTGTTACGCGCCATGTATTATTTATTAGCCGCCATGAGCTATACTAAAAAGAATCCTGATTGTCCATTTTGCTTATAAGTGCTACCATTAACCATAGTGAACGCCATTTTACGATTAGCTGCACCTTGGCCTGTAGTCTGACCTTTTTCTAGTCCACGGTATCCTATATGAATCCATGTAGAACCTGATCCTTGATACTCTAGAATCATTTGATCGTATGGTAATACTTTTTCTAATTCTTGTATCAGATCGAAGTGACGTTGTTTTCTATCTGCGTCTTTAGGAAGAACACTGATATCAACTGCCCTACCATATGGATGGTCAGAAGTTGTAGAATTAGCAGCGTTTCCTGCGCTTCTATAACCAGAATTAATAGTCCACTGTTTACCGTATCCTGCGGCCCCACCTGGCAGAATAGCTAAAGCAGGTTCAAGTATGTTAGCGCATAGTTGAGCTAAGTTGCATACGATCTGTTGTTTAGTTAAACCTACCTGATCCTTAAGTTTATTAGGTCCATCGACTCCACCGTCTATCAACATACCAAGTGTAAAGTTAGCTGACAGTCTAAAGTCGTTCGTAAACTTCTCGACTCCATTAACGATATCACATGGTACAACAGTAGCAGTATTTGTTCCACCAAGCGGCGTTGCTTGGTCTTGTACTGGAGGAACAGGGTACTTGCTTTCAAGTTCTGCTCTCTTAGCTTGACCTTCAGGTGTTGCCCAATCTTCTTCTGTTTCAAATTGGAACTCAGCTTCACCATCAGAAGTTGGAGCTACCAAGAATGGTAGAACAACATTTAATGGAACTCCTACGTCTGGTGCTGATTTTGTTATATCTGGTTCAGACGCAGAGTCTACTGACGAGCAGTCTGTACTTCCTGATCTTGAAGGATCTGCTGGGCAAGAATGATCGACACCAGAGTCATGTCGCTCATACGTATTGCCACCAGTAAACATGTGCTTGTCGCCGTTCCATCTATAGTAGCTTGTTCCTACTGTTTCATAGTAGTTAGAAGCCGAAAGATTATATGAACTTGTTCCTTCTATATTAATATTTGCGGCTTGTATGTTTAAGTTGTCGTTGACAAACAGTTCCATTGAACCACCAACAGCCATTCTAAGGTCTTTTGCTACACCGATCTCAAGGTCATTTCCAACCTGAACGTTAGCGTCACCTGTTACTTCAATGTTAGCGCTAGACTGACAGAATATGTTAATGTTACCGTCTGTTGTTAAGTTACATTCGCCTCTAATATAGATCGAACCGTTTCTATCAATGATCTCGTACTTATCACCTACGACATGGTGTACTTCTGTACCATTCGCATCTACTTCAGTGAATGTACCTTTTCTATGATACGTTAATGTACGCTCATATCCTGGTGTGTCGTCAAACTCTTGTACGTGTCCAGACTCAGATTCAAACACATGATTGAATGGATATTTGGCAGCATAGGATGTTGGTGGCTCGCTGAACTCACCCTGTCCTAAAGCTTTATCAATACCTATCGCTCTGTTGGTATCTTTAATGGTGTGTACTGTATTTTTCTTAATGCCACGCGCAAGTCTGTTTGTATCTGGTTCGTATAAACGACTCTTTAATGGGTACTTGTTGTTAGGATCTTTGAATCCTGTTGGTCCTGCTATCGTTGGAGCAGGCTGATCGTATCTAACTGGATCAGTTGGTGCCGAAGTAGAAGCTGTTTTCTCTTCTGGTAAGTCAGAAGTAATCGGCGTACCATAGAAGTACTCATAGTATTTTAATCTTACTGCTGCGCCATTACCTGTGTCATGACCGATACCAGCTTTAGCTGCATAGAAGTATCCTGGGTTGTCTGTAGCTAGAGTAGATTTTGGTTTCAATCTATCTTTAATGTATAGACACGCAACGCCAGCAGAAACAGCTATGTCTGAATTTAAAAGTTCTGGGTTGCTTAAGATGTCAAACCCAGATTTCTGTGCATACGTAGCATAATTGCTTCGGCCTGTAATCTGAATGAATCCACGACCAAAGAATTTACCACCGTCTCCTGGTTGAGTATTACCAAGTTGTTTACCATTGTTTGATGGATCATACACGAAGTCAAAGAACTCTTCGCGACTCATTTTCTTTGTTGCGCGAGTATATGCTTCAACTTGGTCAGGATGATTCTTAACAAACGTTGTATAGAACGTAGACTTAAGTCCTTCTGCAGAATAACTATATTGTTCTGACTGTGGGATCCAACCTGATTCTCCACCAGCGATAGCTAACACTGAACATTTTTGTTCACGAGTAGTCATTCCAAACTTATCACAAGCAGCTAACAGCGCTTCAATTCCTCGAGCAGCAGCTGTTCTGTCGCCTCTCCAGTCTGGTGGAGGTATTCTTGGAATGTCTGGTAAAGCAGCTGATGTGGTTGGAGTAGCAGTTTTAACTCCAGAAGTTGGTACTGTTTCGCCATCATTATTTGTAACTACATCAGTTGAAGCTTCAGATACATTACCATCGTCGTCTTTTAACAATATTCCTGGTAGGTCTTTATCTACTTCACCATTGTCTTGTGGTATACCACCTACAGTTCCAATCATAATAGGGAACTGTTCGTCATCGTCTCTAAATACAATAATTACCCAAGTGCCTTCAACTGGTCCAACTGGAGAGTGACCAATTCCTGATATAGCAGCAGAAGTTACTGGTTGAAGTGGGTATGCCCATGGTAGATCTTCGGTAGGCAATAAATTCTTGTCATGACTGTGTAAACCAGCAACACGAACCTGGCATCGACCTAATTTGAGTGGGTCTTTTCTATTTTCGACCACACCATGATATATTTGAACTTTATACAGTTGTTGCATTATTTACTCTCGTTAAGGTTCATTATGTAAGAATCTTTTATTAGTTCCATCGTGCACTCGTGCTTTTCTCTATTGATGGAATGATTGATCGCAGAAATTATGTAGTATCCTGATAGAATAGTGTCTAGTACATCCTGGTTTGCTTCAGATTTTTTAATAGGTTGCATCTTGTAAAGTAATACTTTAACTTTCATGCCTACTGTGTAGTCTGTTCTGCCTAATACTGTAACATTTATCTTTGTGTTCTGTGCTTGCATCATTTGTGACAAGCGTCTTTGGATAAACTTAACGTTACTTAGGTCACCGTATCCATTATGCGTACCATACTGTCTAGGAGACGTAAATACAAGCGAATTCGGACTTCTAATTAGTTCAGTAGTTACAGGAGCGTGTGGATTTAGGTGATACGTGTTGTTGTAATCCAAATTCATAGAGTAATTCTTTGAATAGTACTTCTTAGTCAATGGATCAGTAGTTATAATCTTAGAACCATACATTCCAGACTTGGCTTTGTCTAAATAGTCAGCTATAACAGGAACATCATACTCGATAATTCGTTTATAGTCTTCATTTAGATTAAATATAGCTCTGCCGTCTGATAGAACGTCCTTAGCATAGTTATCATACACAAATTCTTGGAACGCAGGCTGATTATACAAGGATTCTAGTGATACAAAGTTAAATCCTTTTCTATTTTCATAAAATACGTAATCAGCGGTGCCAGATTTTCCTTGGGCAGCATTAGTTACATAGTTCAAGCATCGAACCGGTGACCAATAGTTTGATATAAACTTAGTTCTATTGGCTGTAGGCTCTGAGTTGACAGCTTTTGTTGATTCTAGACCAAACTCTTTGTTTGATATAAGATCTTTTGCGATGTCAGACACTAAACCCGAGTATGGCTTTGAAATATTCTTGTTAACGTCAGCGATGGCTTCTTTGGACACAAAATGTAGTTGATAGAATATAGTTCTGTCTCCACTTACGATTCTATCTGTTATTTTATAGATATAGAACTGCTGTTTTATGTAGTCTTTTTGTTCAAGCGAAGGAGTATGAATGTTTATGTTAACAAACTCTTCCCCGACGAACGGCAAAAGGTTAATGAAGTCAAAAGACTCCATAACAGTTATAATTCCTGACATAAATGGCGAAAAAAGGTCTTCGAATATCTCAACCTTAATAACCTGGTTGGTAATATTCTGAGTCATGCCTCTAGACGTCACCACGCTAATGTTGTCAACGCTGACGTCACCAGCAAATCTTATTTTTTCGTTTGTGCTAATCATAGATCATTAAAGTTTTTCAATATGGTATTAATAATATTAAGTGATGGAACTTTAATTCTTCGTTTGCTTTCGTTAACTTGCTCTTCGTACTGATAGTTAGATACAGAAGTAGCTTGAGGGTTGTATTGATCAACTATATTCCCATTATTATCGATATAATGATGAGTAGCATAAATGTCCTCGTATTTTTCTTGAACGTGAGCTAGTAATGCTCTTTGGTCCAACGGAAAATCATCAACGTAGTTAAATCTTTGGTTAACTAGCATAATGATCCAGTGATAGAATGGATTACCGTATACTTTTTCCGCTATAATCTCCGGTGTTTCACCATCCATGATGTCATACTCATCATATAAAGTAATATTTTCTAAAACTTCTTTTCTAAATCTGACGTTCTTAACGATGTCTGTTACAACGACAAGCTGTCTCTCACCATTTATCTCAAAGTCATAGTATATTTTATCGAAATTATTGAAGTACATTAGAAGCCCTCTTGAATGCGCTCTTTAGACATTTGAACAAGTTCTTTAAACGTCATTGACACGTTTATTTGTGATGGGATACCACCTTCAAATGACGTAAACTGAGACTGTGGAGCGTAGTTTACTGTTAAGTCTGATAGAACACATGACGTGTGTCTTGGTAAGTGAAGGTTTTCATCTACGCCATTGTAATGAACGATGTCAAACTCTGATGGATAGATATACAAGAAGTTATTTGCGTCTTTATATTCTGGGTGCATATGCAACTTAAACATATAGATAATATTTTCTATGTTTTGGTATTCTTGCTTGCTTCTTGGGAAGAACTGGTAGTCAAACTGCCATGTTCTAAAGTCAACGCCTCTGAATATTTGTTCTTTCTTAGGATTTACCGCGATGCCAGTGATCGCTGATATAGAATCCTTACCACCAATAGTGTTTAATGCGACAGCAGAACCAATGGCTGCAGCTTCTGGACCTAATCCGCGAAGCTCATCTGCTATATTACCTTTCTTAATTCCTTCTGAGATAGCTCTAACAAGGTCGTCACCACCACGCATAGCCATTTGGAAAGCAGATGTGTTAACGTCGTCATAGTTAGCAGAGTATCGAGCAGATAAGTTATTAGGAGTATGAAGAGCGATAGCGGCTGTAAGTCTCTTTAGTTGTCTACTAAAGTTTGCGGTTTGCGTAGCAACTACTGTCGTACCTAATACGTTATATGCAGCACCAGCCGTAGCACCTTTTAAGTCTCCCTTTATTGCTCCACCAGCAATCGCTCCTTCAAGACCTGATCCGATGGAAGCTTGCGTCTGTGTTATGTTTTGACCTACTAGTCTATCTTGTTGTGCTGGACTCCAGTCCTGAACTGTCTGATTGCCATACCACTTGTCTTGATTGTTTAATAGCTTTGATGCATCATTAACGTTGATATAAAACACAACATAATTGTTACCATATTGGTTAACAGTTCCTGGAGCTTTTTCAGATGTTTGTGACCCAAGCAGATCTGTTGGGTATGACAAGTTTGCTACTTTATAAGTAGAAGAATTAAACCTTGTTCTTTTGTTTTGAAGGTCATTAAGGTCTTGAAGTTTAGATCCACTGACTGATTCTGTGTATCCTTGTTGACCTTTAAGATGAGCTGGTACGTAATCTTGAGCCATAAACGCCCTTATAAATATGTCTATATTGGTTATTTATAAGCATTTATGGCGTACTATAAGGGAAAATTTACACCCAGGTATCCTGAAAAATACATGGGTGACCCTACAAATATCATCTATCGCAGTTCATGGGAACTTAAGTTCATGAACTGGTGCGACCTATCATCTAGCGTTCTCAAATACTCCTCAGAAGAAACAATTATACCTTACAGGTGTCCAACCGATAATCGACTTCATCGATACTTTGTAGACTTTAGAATAGACGTTAGGTCTAAAGATGGAAAAATAAAAACGTATCTTGTTGAAGTTAAACCAGACTCTCAAACGCGTCCTCCGGTCTACCCAGGAAAAAGAACAAAACGATATCTGACCGAGGCTTTAACCTTTATGAAGAACCAGGCTAAATGGGAAGCAGCTTCTCAATATTGCTTAGATAGAGGATGGGAATTTAAGATAATCACTGAACATGAATTAGGCGTATAAATATATCATGGCGACTGTTAATTCATTAGAAGATATATTCAAGCAGAATCAATATAATTTGAAGGACTCGATGCGCAAGTCTTCTGACTGGTTTGAGCAACAAGCCAAGCTGATGGCTAAGCAGGGAATTACACCTAAGAAAGCGTTAAAAGGCGAACACATGTCTAATAACCTTTTGCCAGGTAATTTGTATATGTTTTTCTATGATCCTAAGTACAAAGAAACTTTGCCATACTACGATAGATTCCCAATGGTGTTTCCATATGAAAAGACACAAGATGGATTCAAAGGTCTAAATATGCACTATTTACCATATCAACTTCGTGTGAAGCTATTAGATAGATTATTGCAATTTAGAAACAACACTAGAATGGATGAAACAACTAGATTAAAGTATTCATGGTCTCTGATAGGCGGCGTAACTAAGTTTAAGGCCGCGGAACCATGCATTAAGCACTATCTTTTCAATCATGTTCAGTCTTCATTTAAAATGATACTACCACAAGACTGGGCAACTGCCATGATGCTTCCTGTTGAAGTATTCGTTGGTGCTAGCAAGCAAAGAGTATGGCAGGACTCTAAGAGACTAATAACAACATGAGTACACTAAGAGAATTTGTAGCAGCTGTTAAAACACAGGGACTAATGCCTTCAAATAGATTTAAGGTAGAGTTCAGTCTGCCTGGGAGCGTACTTAATGCTCCAAGTGGAACAGCTTTTAAGCCTGATCTTAGAAAGGTCATGTTGTACTGCGACACAGCACAATTGCCTGGGATGTCTATATCGACAACTCAAGCTAGAACATATGGTGAATTCAGAGAGATGCCATATGAAAGATTATTTGACAACATCAATTTAACTTTTTATATAGATAGAACCATGGACACAAAGGCTCTCTTTGACACATGGATCAACTCTATACAAAACCCTGCATCTAGACAACTTGCGTATTATAATGACTATATTACGGACATGACTATCTATGTATTAGATAAGTCAGACAAGTCTCAATACAGCGTAAAGCTATATGAATGCTATCCAAAGTCTATTGGATCAATTCAATTAGATTATGCTGCTAAAGACGTGATGAAGCTTCAAGTATCGATTAATTATCGCTATTGGACTTCAAGTTCAGCAGTTGAGAGTGCAAACTCGTCGAGTGTAGTTCAGAACGGTAGAGAATTCTTGGATGGCAACCCTGGAGCTGGAACACTCGGCTCTCAGAGTATAAGCAATCCAGGTTTAATCGATTTGAACTCCAACAGCTTTAACACGTTTAGGAGATAAAATGGATCCAAGAAAACAAGGGGTAAGTGACAACGCTTACCAGCATTTAAAAGAAGCAGATACTAATGGCGACGGCTACGTAAGTAGCGAAGAACTATCTATGTATCTAGAATTTAAGCGTAGAGAACTTGAAGATCAAGACGCTCAACGCGACGCTATGCGCAAGATGGCATGGTTTGCATTATTTGGTATGTTATTGTACCCAGTGGTTATTGTATTTACGTCATGGATTAATGTAGACGACGCAGCTAAAATTGTAGGTGATATTGCTCCTACATACTTTGTAGCTATCGCAGGTTTGGTTGCAGCATTTTTTGGAGCGAATGCGTACACAAGCTCAAAAAAGACTGAAGCGGCGCCAGCACCTGCTGCCCCGCCGCAAAGATCAAGTTATTCTGCTCCAGCTCCAGCCCCTGCTCCAGTAGTTAAAGAAACTCCAGTAGCAGAAGCACCGGTAGAATCTACAGAGCGTAAAACACCAGTGAGAAAGAAAATATCATAGAGGATTAAAATGAAGATTGATGATAAGCTTTCAGAGGTTTTTGATATAGAACCTGTAAAGCAAGAAGTGATAACAAGTTCAGGTGATGTAATTATTCCTGAACATAAAGAACAAGATGAAAAGATTGATTATGACTATGAAAAGTCTAGAAACAATCTTCATTCTTTATTACAACAAGGTCAGGATGCTCTAATGCACGCTTTAGAAGTAGCAAAGAGCTCAGAGCATCCTAGAGCTTTTGAAGTTGTAGGTAACTTAATGAAGCAGCTTGCAGATATAAATGAGCAGCTTTTGAAGTTACATGAAAAGAAACAAAAGCTAGACACTCCAAAGGATGCTAAACAGGAAGGTCAAGCGCAACAGGTTACTAATAACGCGATATTTGTGGGCAGTACAAGCGAATTGAGTAAATTAATTTCGAATATGTCTAAAGGAGAATAGTATGGCTTTACCAATGAATAGTACCCCGGTTTATAATTTAACTATCCCGTCTACCGGTAAAGTAATTAATTATAGACCATTTTTGATTAAAGAAGAAAAGGCCCTTCTTGTAGCTCAGCAGTCTGAAGACCCTAAGGTCATGATGGATACTCTAAAGCAGGTTATTAGAGACTGCGTTGAAGATAAACAATTACAAGTAAATGACCTGGCAACTTTTGATATAGAATATATGTTCTTGCAAATTAGAGCCAAGTCCGTAGGTGAAGTAGTTGAGTTAAACTTAAAGTGCGACACCTGTGAAGATGAAAAAGCTTTTGCACGAGTAAATATAGATCTAACAAAGCTGCAAGTTGAGAAAGAAGACGGCCACAACGCTAAAATAAATTTATTTAATGACGTTGGTGTAATTATGAAGTATCCTTCATTCGATACTATTAAGAAGTTTGAAGGATTAGATAATAATAACGTAGATCAAATGTTTGAGATCGTTATTGATTGTATAGATGCTATCTATACGACAGAAGAAGTATATCATTCTAAAGAACAAACTAAACAGGATCTACTAGACTTCTTGAATAACTTAACGTCAGATCAATTTGTTAAGATTCAACAATTCTTTGAGACTATGCCTAAACTTAGAAAGCATATTGATTATAGCTGTCCTGTTTGTGGTAAAGAGCATCATAAAGTACTAGAAGGTATTGCAAGTTTTTTTTAATTAACCTCTCACACGAGAGCTTGTATAATTACTATAAAATGAACTTTGCTCTAATGCAGTATCATAAGTACACATTAGAGGATATAGAAAATATGATGCCGTTTGAGAGGGAAATTTACGTTGCAATGCTTGTGCAATATTTAGAAGAAGAAAAGAATCGATTGGAAAGAACCTAATGGCTAAGAAAGACCAAAAGTTAACTCTAGCAGAACTAACTGCAGCGCTAAAGTCATCTGACAGCAAGATGAACCCGGCAATCGCTGCTCAGTTAGAGGCTGCGATGGCCCAACCGTCTCAATCATCGGTTGATATAGTACAACCGATGCAAAAGTTAACTTCTGCCATTCAACAAAACACTGTTGTTCTAACCCGTGGAAAGACGAAAGAAACTGACCTCTCAGAAAATCAGATAGAAGATAGAAAAGTACAAGAAGATCAAACAGAACTTCTAGAAAAGATTGAAGAGAATACACGACCAGTTAAAATAACCAAAGGAACATCTGATAAATCTGGATTGGATTTCAATCTTCCTGGTTTAAATAAATTAGGTCTATTTGGTACTCTTCTTGCTGGCGCGTTAGGCGCTATTACAGGAGTTCTAGTAGCTCAAGCTAAAGTTATGGTTGGAACATTAAAGCTTTTGTACAAGATGCTTCCTGGAGATATTGTTGGAAAAGTTATAGCTGGAATAAAAAGAATTCCTCAGTTACTAAATGACATGGTAACTAAAGTTTTAATTAATATTGAGTATGCGTTCAATATTGTCACCGATTTATTTAAGAATAGATTTCCAAAAACATTTGCCGCGATAGAAGAAGTAGTAGTAGGATTTAGAAACTTCTTTGTAAATGTATTCGAAAAGGCTAAAGCCATAGTTACAACAATAGCTGAAGTAGTGGTCAAAGCATTTAATTTCCTAAAAGATGGATTTATTAAATACTTTGCTGAGCCAATAGAAAAAGGAATTGATTTAATTAGGCAGGGTTCTAAATCTGTGTCTAATGGTGTAGGAAAAATAAGTGGCTTCATACAAGGAATTAAAGACTTCTTTACTGGCATCGGAAATTGGCTAGGAAACTTTGCAAAAGTATTCAAAGGCGCAATGATCATCGCTGAGAAGATAGCATTACCTATCACCATTATTATGGGTCTGTTTGATGGTATTACAGAAGCAATTAAAGGATATGAAAAAGGCGGCATACTAGGAGGCATCCAAGGATTTATTACTGGTGCTTTAAACTCTCTAGTAGGAAGCTTCCTAGACCTTATTAAGAATGTAATTTCATGGATTCTAGACAAGCTAGGATTTGATGATGCTTCTAAGTTCCTTGATTCGTTTTCATTTAGTGATATGATTAAGAAGTTTGTTGATGCGATATTCCATCCTATTGACACTATTAAATCAGCATTTAATTCATTAATTAAATGGATGAGTGGAATTCAGATACCACAATTTAGTATAGCTGGATTCAAATTTGGTCCATGGAAACCATTCAGTGGAATGGAAAAATTTGCTGCAGAAACTGCTCCAACAACTAAGACTGAACAGGCCCCTGCTGCCGTCAAAGATGAAGACGTAAAACAAGACAAAGTTAAAACAGTTCCTCCAGAGTCTTCAGCTAATAAAGTATATTCTGATTCTGCTAAGAATGAGGAAGCTAAGCAGAAACCAGCATCTACTCCAGCCGGTGGTTCAACAGTTGTAACAACACAGCAAGTAAACAATCAAACGCAAAATGCTATGTTTAAATCGCCGGTTAGAAACTCGGAAAACACACTAAGTTCGTATCTAAAGACAAGGTACGTATAACAAAAAGGGAGCCGAAGCTCCCTTTCTTTTTGACTATTAATTAGTCTTCATTTGCGATACGTTGGAACATCGCCATCATATCATCTTCATCGTCATCATTAATCTCTGGTATCTTAGCTGATTGAACCTCAGGAATACGTGGAGCTGGCGCTTGCATGAATTCTGGACCTTTTTGCTCAGTAAATTGACGAGGTGCAGCAACTGGAATTGGATCAGCGGCTAACTGTGCTGCAGTAGGAGCCGGAGCAGCGTCACCACTTAGTACCCATTCAAGCTTTTGTTTCAACTCATCGTATGTCTTGAAATTCTTAGGATCAATAAATTCAGCAAGTTTATATTGCTTATTGACTACAGACAAGATTTGTTCATCAGATGAAGCTACTGGAGCTGGATCAGCAAATACTGATTCATCATAGTTAGGGTAGCCTTCTACGTTACGCATACGCAACTTAAAGTTGGCACCTTCCCATAAGTCAAACACATTCACTGGACGCTCATCTTCAAAAGTTGGCTTTGCCTTATTCATAATCTTATCAAAGATTTTCTTACCATACTTGAATAAGAATACTTTACCTTCGTTCTCTGGGTGTTTAGGATCAGAGATAACTAAGATGTTAGAGATGAAGTGCAAGCGACGCTTTTGGTCACGAGCTTGTTTACGACCTGGAGAGTTATCATCAGATGATTCATTCCACAGTTTGGAATTCAACTCACCAACTGGATCGTTCTGACCTAGAGTAGTCAAAGAGTTTTCAATGTACCAGCGACCTGTAGGACCCTTGAAGCCATGAGAGAATACTTTAACCCATGGAAGTTCATCACCTTCTGCTCTTGGCAAAAAGCGAATAACTGCTGAACCATTTCCTGCCTTGTCTTTCTCAAGTTTCCAGAAACGATTGTCGTCGTAGTTCTTTTGATCTGTTGTGGGATTAGCGACTTTTTCGAATGCTGAGCTGATTGCTCCAAAGTCTTGATTGCGCATGTTGCGAAGTGTATTAATGTCCATCGTATTTTCCTTGTATAAGCGTTGTATAGATTTGTGTATATTTGTATAGAGTATTGCTACTCATTTTATTTATACATCCCCACAATAGGATTTATAAATTTTTTCAAGTTTTTCTTTGTCATATGAAAAGAAACCCTTAAGCTTTTTGAGACGAAGCATCTCGTCTTCAAAGAAGATGTTTAAGGAAGCATTTTGCTGCCACACATCTATAATACCAGTCAAGTCATGAATGATAGAGATAGTCTGTGGTTGAATTTGCTTTCCCAAATATAGTTTAATTATAAATGGTATATCATTATTTGTACAATTAATTACCGTGTTTAATTCAATACCTTGCTTCTCGGCTTCATATTGAATTAAAGCTAGGTCGTCACTAAAAGTCTTTGTGATAGATTCTTTAATCCTCAACCACTGTACGTAGTTTGATACCGCAAGGCTTTCATCATACAGATAGTTGACGTTACCATACGCATAGTTAGCAACTACAAATTGAATGAAGTCTTTATCAGTCTCTAGCTTCTTTGTTAGTCTTTCAAAGATATAGGAGTCGTTTCTAGACTTGTATGCGTCCAAGGAAACTTTTATGTTTCCTCTTGTTTCGAATACGTTATACTTTTCTTTGGTAAAATGTAACTTTAAAGCTAGGTGATATCGATAAGCTTTAAATCCATTCATAGATCAAGCATACCTCGCTTAGGTAGCATGTTTGCTTCAATCATATTCAATTCAATCTTAGCCTTAAGATTCTTATTGATCAAAGGTGAGATGTCTTCTGGATCGATAAAGTTCTCTTCACAGTACTTTAATACTGCGTCCATGTGGGACATCTTTCTTTCTCTAACCATCTCTTCTATGAATATAGCAAATTCGTTTGTGTTCTTAAAGATACGACCTTCCATTAAATCATCCCCAAATAGTATTCAGTTAACTTTAGGTCTGCTTTTGCAATTTCGCATTCTTTAAGTTTGTCTTTGTATGCCTGCCAGACTGGATCAGAACTTTCTGTTGCTGACATTTTGTCTGAGAATAGATCGAGATACTCGTCAAAGAATTTGTTAAGCACCTCGATCTTTTGATTGAGTTCTGATTGAAGGAACTCTAATGCTTGTTTATCACGTCTACGATAAAAATCTAAAATTAAACCATTAGCACTCATAATAACTCCATTGTAAAATAATATTATAACTCAAATTCAAATTAATGTACACTACTTTTTAGTTACCTGTACTGAAATATCATTTGTGCCGCTAATTCTATTCACATACATAACACACAGAGAACTCGGTGTTTCGTCCATCTCGTATGCACATGTTACTGCGAGTGGTTCAATACCTTTATCTAAAGCAAACTTAACAGCTTCAGATAGTGCACGATTTGTTTCAACCTTTTCGGTATGAGTCGCATATACTACCATTGCAAAGAATAGCAAAATGCCAATCGTGATTACATATAGAAAATGTAGTGTCTTATTGTCCATTATTCAGTCTCCTTCACTTTTTTAACGCGTTTAACTTTTACTGGTTCTTCGACTTCACCGTTAGCTTTCTTTTCTGCGTCGTCGCGGCGCTTAGCAAGAACCTTCAGTCTGTTTTTCAATCTTGTAACAATTTGCTCATTATCAAACCAGACTTCCACGCCATTCTTAACTTTTGCAAGTTCATCCTTGGTCAAGAAACCTTCGTACGCGTCATCTAGCAATTTTTCTACTTGGGATACCGTAAAGTCTGTATGAGCTTTGATTGTTGATGTATTACCTACTGAACCAAATGATGCTGTATGAGCCATCATGTAAGCTGAGTTGAATACATGTACTTGAGTGCAGTACATAGTAATGATTGAAGCCGCAGAGTGGCAAGCACCCATTAGATAAGCAGTCACCTCTCCTGGGCAGCATTGAATAGCTGTAATGATTGACGTTGCGGTGTCGAGGTTGCCACCTGGTGAATTAATAAACAAATTGATTTGATCTGTTTCAGAAGCATTCATCAATAAAGATATTACTTCACGATAGTTAGATGGATCTAAAATTTCATCATCTAAGTAAACGTCATATGTCTTAAGTACAGTTTCTTTAGAGCTGATTTGTACGTGTTTTATTAATCCTGCCAAGATGTTTCCTGGACTGTCTTCTCTATCGGCTTTTGCCATAATCAACCCCTCTTATAAAATATATGATTACCAATTTTTGTTATACGTTTCAAATTCCAACGAGGATTGACATAATCAGCATGATAAAACATTGCACCATGTGTAGGATCATCAATCTCACCGTAATTCAAATAAGCTTGCATAGCCACTTTTCTAACTTGATTTAACCTAGCTCGTTCAGATGGACTATAGTTATATTTAACAGCCTTCTGTTGGAGCTTAGAATCGCACCACCAAGAAAACTGACAAACATTGTTTATCTTCTGTCTTACTACTCCACATACGCTGTTAGGATATGCTGAGGATCTAGTTCTTTTCATAGTCACCATAGCAACTGCTAGTTGACCTGTAGTAGATTCATGTCCAGCTTCAAACATTATGTTTTGTGCTAAGCATTCTACTTGTGCTTTTGCTTTAGAATTTAAAGCTGAATATGGCACATTGATTGTTATCTCTTCTCTGTTATGATTCACCTTACTCATAAGCAGAAGTCCTGCCAAAGCTACGGTGAAAAATGTGACAACAAAGGTATTTTTCATTGGATATTCTCCTTTGATTTTACTTTGATTATATTATTATACTATAAGTGCTAATTAAAGTACACTGTTTTTTGCGTATTCTTGACGCAATTCAACTAGTTTTTTGATGTGGTCTTTACGACGCGCTTGAAATACTTGCGGGGTGTCATCGTCTACTCCTATTATTATCGTTATGTCTGGAACGGTGATACCAAAAAGTTCCTCAAACATAACAGAATAAGCAGTGGCCTGTACAAAATAATGTTCTATGTCTTCACGTTTCTTTGGCTTCTTAGATGTCTTAAAGTCGATAATTGACAATAAGCCATTATATTCACCAATGCAATCTACAGTTCCTGCCATTCTTAATTGGTCGGAATACAACATGGCTTCTAGAGCGTGGATGTTGTCTATTCTATCTACAACTGGCTGCAGTGATTTCCAAAAGTCAAAGTCAAACATATCGACTTGGAGTGATTCACCTAGAAGAAAGTTTTCACAATAGCTGTGAATTCTTGTTCCTCTGTCTGCGGCTTGTTTAGATATGCGGTCAGCTACTGCGTCTCCAACGCGTTTTCTCCAAGCATCAATGTGGTGCTTAGTTGCTTGACCGGTTACCGTAGTTACTGAGGGGTATCGATTACCAGAAGGAGTCTCATAAACTCTACCTTCTGGTAACGTTATTCTCTTCACTACAGGAAATTCATGATGTATAAACTGCTTCAATTAGTCTTCTTTACGATACTTCTTTTTCAAAGTTGGTACTTTACGATTTGGGTCAAGAGGTTTAATCTTGCCGTCATCTTTTTTCTTTGGTGCTGGTGCAGCTTTCTTTTCGGCTGGCTTCTTACCCTTAACTACAACTGGCTCAGATTTAGCTGGCTTAGTAGGAGCTGCGTTACCGATAGTTGCAATTGCAAGCATTGCTGTACCAAATGCTAACAAGCCAATAAGTTTAATTAGGTGTTTCATTAGAATCTTACTCCATATCCTAGGTTGTAACCCATCACTTGTGAATCTCCATAGAATCGATCTATACCAGCAGAAACAAATGATGTTTTATTTATTGCATACTGTGCGCCTAAACGAACAGTGTTAGTCTTGTCAAAATATTCTTGACTGAAAGAATCGCGGTAACGGTAGCCAACACGTATAGTTAATGGTTCAATTAGATGAATGTTTGCACCAGTTTCTGTACTAAAGTATGTGTGATCTTGGTTAGCAGTTAGCTTATAACCTAAAGCACCACGAGTATATACTGAAAATGTATCATTTAATGGTTGAGTGTATGTTGTGCCTGCTTCGAAGCGTGTAGTATTATTTCCTGCACCATTATCTTCATTAAACTTTTCGGTACGGAATTGCTCACCAATATCCACTTGCCAATTTTTATTAATATTATGACCTAACGTAAAGTTGATACCTTGTCGATTTGTTTGACCTTGATCACCTGCGATCGTGTCACGTAAAGCATATTGTAGATGAACAAAGTTGTCTTCAGCTAATGCCGAAAATGATGCCACTGTCAAAACTGCTGCTAATACTAATTTTTTCATAATTACTCCCTTATAAAATTAAAAACTACATCTGGGTTGGATGATTTCATTTCATCCCACAAAGATCTCCAACGCTGTACATGGTTCATAGGGTTATCAGCTACATGTTGACGTGTGTATGTCTCCATTGTATCTTCAAAATATGAATCCATCCCATATAGGTCAAGTTCTTTATAACCTAACTCTATAGCCTTTCGGGCTGCTAAGTGTCCGCTTGAATAATTAGCAGGCACTTTATATAATTCTTTAAACAAATTCTTTTCTAATATGTATGGTCTAAATCGTATGGTAGATGTGTATCTCCATGCAGCTGTTCCTACACATATAGGGACCGTAATTAGGTCATTATATTTACACCACACACCTATAACATCAGGATCCATGATTACCGTAAAGTCGACCTTAGTCCAGGGAATATTACAACCTATAACTAGGTCATAGTTTTTCTCTGGACTATAGGCTATTCGACTTGGACCATTTCCTAATATTGCACACTTCATTTTATTATAACACTATAGTGAATAAATGTACAATTATTAGGCTAGAACGTGAAGAGCGTGTTCATAATGCTTGATGCGGTCTTCTAAACCAATGAAGCCGCCGTTGATCTTTTTAGTCATTGTCTTGATGTCGCCTGCGTCTGCTTGAACGTTAAGTTTGTTCTTTTGCCAGAACCAAACGGCTGCAAGAAGTGATGTAGGAATATGATCGATCAAAAGATCTGGGTCATTTAGTAGTGTTTCTGGATCTTCGAAGTAATCATTAGCAAATGCTCTATAGTTATCTTTACCAGTTAACTGGATAGGGCCTCTACCACGATACTTCCATCCGTCACCAGATGCTTCATCTCCGTTACCCATGCGATTAGCGTATACTACATTCGCAATCTTTTCGGGTTGACGAGCATACTTAGTAGCATCTCTGCCGGCATTCTTAAAATACTTAGGGAAAATGTTATTCAACCCTTCGGCCGAATAATTTAGATTCTCTTTTAGTACTGAAAAGCCCGCAGACTCATGACCACATTGTGCCAAGAAAGCAGCTACACGCTTTGGTGTATTAATCTCAAAGTCCGGAAGGATGTCATTAATAGCATCTGTCCATTCTTGTGCGTTTGCGTTCTTTGGAAATAGCTCTTTAAACTGTTCAACTGTAATTTGCATGATTTAGCTTTTTACTTTAGCAAGTAAACCTTTAACTAAGTTAACAACTTTAGCTACTACGCCGTTTACGTGGGCATTCCACTTAGCGCCAGCTACCAAACCTACTACTAATGCTAATACTAATTCCATTTTACTTCTCCTTATTTGTTATCTACAGCGTCTTCATACTTCATCTTAGCAAGGATGTAGTCCTTTACTAAGCTCGATCTAACGATGTCATCAGGCGTAAATTCAATTCGGGTAAAAGCACCCATATGCATAGCGATGTCAAAGAACTTCAGAATACCGGACATATCGTTTTTCTTTTTGTTCAAGTCAGTCTGACGATAGTCTCCGCACCAGATAATCTTGGAACGATAACCAACTCGAGTCATAACAGTATCGATCTCTTCAAAGGTAAGATTCTGCATTTCGTCTACAATAATAATTGCGTCATCAAAACTCATACCACGAATGAATGATGTAGATATAAACTCAATATGATGTTGCTCCTCTAATCGATCCCATGCATCTCGGCGACCGAATAAAGTTTCACAAATCTGTCTGTATGGTTGTTGATAGATCTCCATCTTCTCGTCGACATCTCCGGGCAGGTGCCCAATCTCTCGACCTTGAACTGCTGATCTAACAACAATAATCTTATTAAAAGGATTAGACTTATCTAATACCTCTTCTATTGCTTTATACAGAGCACAGAATGTTTTACCTGTACCTGCTACTCCATGTAAAGCTATAAAGTAGTCTCCGATCTTATAAGCATCAAAGAACTTCTTTTGATTATCTGTTAAAGGCTGAAACGTTTTTAAGTCATCTAGTCTCAGCTTTAAATGATTACTTGGCTTGTTAGCCGGTGTTTCTTCTATTGGCACCACATGGGCCACTTGAGGTCTTGCTCTACGCGCCATTATATATCCTAAAGTTGTCTTGTTGTTTTATTTAATTGACTACCTGGAGTCTTTTCATGAATTCTTTGTAAGACTTCCTTAAAGCCTTGGTCTGTTCTGCGAACGCCAATAGCAACAGGATCCATTAGAGGTGGTGCGCTTGATATAACCGATTCTATGTCTGGATTTTCTCTTAAGTATTCCTCTTTAGAAGATATACTCATAAGCTTCTCAAACATCTCACCAGTACTTTTATTACGAAATTCATATAAAGGCATTAAATATCCCTTAACTAATAATGTTATTTTTATTTATAAACTCCGGTACGTCTCTTTTCTTCCAGGAGAACATTCTTTGTTTCTCACCGTTATAATAATTATGATACGATTGTACTGAGTTACCTAGAACTTTGTATTGATCTGGCATAGCTGGAGTCGGTTCAGTGAATTCACCTATAGTTATTCCATTTGGTGGAAATGCCAACTGTTTAACTAGTCCAGAACTTTGGCACTTATGAACCTTTTCATAACGATATGTATATTCATCACATAATTCAACTAGCAATCCGAACAACCATGCATAGTTTTGATCGGTTTTTCGACACCATACACCAGACGGATGATTGATATGAGTGGCAGAATATAGAATTTGTTCTCTATGATCTGGTAGAACCCAGCGTTTTTGCTTGCGGCCAGAAGGACTGACACCTATAGTCTCTACGCCATCGATAACGCGGTGAGCAGTAGACAGCAATTGACAAGTTTCCAAAATCATCTTGACACAATGCTTGTCTACGTGATACTCTGCCGCGATCTTAGGATTATTGTGTAAGTAGAAAATATTCATTATTTTTTAAGAATCTCGTTGTACTTACGGCGTTGATATTCAATATTGACTAGCAAACCAAATGTAACTGCGGCCAGTAATGCGGCAGGAACCCATGGCGCTGAATTTTCTATGAAAAGAATTATTGCATTGATAGCTAAAAACAATCCTGCGATCAAAGCAGTTACAGTCACAATAGATTTAAGTAATAGTTTATTCATAACGATTTCCTTTTTTCAATTTCACTATTAAGAACGAGTCTATGATGGTCCACGACTTCAGTATTTAATACACCTATGTCGTCATAGTACGATACTTTGAACATGAAGTCTTGTAGAGCTTCGAACTCTACGATCTCAGCTTCGTACGACTGCATATACTCGTCTTTTACTTTTATCTTCATTATATAATTATACCACAGTTCCTAATTAATGTAAACAAGTTTTTTGTAACAAATTGTAACAGAATAGGCCTCACCGGTGCATCCCAGAGGTGTTTTCACAGTTTAAGATGTAATCTACTATTTGTCCTCTTTTTTAGCCTTCGGTTTGATGAATCCGAGGCCCTCTAACACAGTTCTAGTGATCTTTGGATACATTTTTTCAAGCTTTTGATCCTTAATAGCTATCAATAGTTTAGCTTCTTTAGGATGTACAGCTTCCAGCAGACCAATAAACAGTTGTTCTTTGCGTAAAGCTTTTAAGTCCTTGCGATTATATACATAGAACTTCTTAGTTTCCATTCGAAGGTTAGCTGGCGACATACCAAAGTCTGGTGCACCATCGGGTTTGAATGGTGGTTCTCCATCTGGTAGATCCATCTTCTTGTCTTCGTCAAATGCATACTCAAAAACATAGCGCAGAGCCATGTCATCTTTATAGTCATTAAGCTTCTTTACGTCTTCATTTATTTCATCTAGAATTTCAGTTAAAAATTTTGCCATTTTAAAAGTCCTCAATTTCGTCCAACAATAGCCGGCACTGATGTTTGATTAGATAATTCATTACAGAATTCTTGTCTCCCTTTGGAGAAGCATTCTCATAACTACTTATAATACTTCCACTAATGTTTTCAGGAATAAATTCAAAGTTTACCAACATTTGGTTTCGTTGATAGTTGCGCTTTTCATCATCCGTTTTACAAGCCTCAATTCCTTTCTCATAGAACTCAGGCAGTCTTTTAGATGAGAATGGTTTTTGTCTTTCGCCTGATACGAAAGTATCGTCTTTAGACAGGATATTTGGAATTCCATCTCCCGAATCTCCTTTGACAATGTGCTCAACAGTGTATTCGATAACATCTTTTTGACTCCCTTGTACAAATTTTTTCTGCATAGGTGACCATTGCCGAACGTTCTTATACTTCTGAAGCTGTATAAAGTCCTTGTCAGAAGATACAATCAGCATCTTTTGTGGTTCCTCGAACAAACCTTCTGTTAGTAGCTGATTTGATTGAGACCACTTAGCCATAACCGCGATCACGTCGTCGGCTTCAGCTCCATTTACATGAAGCACTCTGTATGGAAAGTGTTCGATAAGATCCTGACGCAATTCACCAAGAGTGTCAAATATCAATCCCCAGTCTAGGTCTGACTTTTCGCGATTTACTTTACGCATAGCTTTGTAGTGTGGAAACACTTGACGGCGCCAGTAATTAGAACCATCACACGCAATAACTAGTTCACCATACTCCTTGCCATAGCGTTTCTTGTAAGACTTAATAGTAGACAGAGTGGTATGTCTAATTAAGTTCTTAATCTCATCAGCAGATTGACGCTTGATGTCATTCTGAAATGGTAGAATGTTGCTTAGTGCAATCTGACTGTAGTCAATTAATATCATAATCTAAATCTTTCGTTTGTTTCTGACTTTATTCTAACGTCGTCAGTGCTGCTATAGGTTGTTGGTCCATACCATGTGTCGCCTGCTCCAGAACTCCAGTTAACTCCAGCGCCTGGTGCTGTAGAGCACATAATCTCAGGTCTAGTTCCTGGATACGTAGGACTAATCGTAAATGGTGAAGATGGCCATGTTGGTGGTGATGGATAATTTGGATATGCTGGAGTAGCAATGCCTGGTCCAACTCTAAGCGGAGTTTCCTTCTTAAATACTAACTGTAAATGGTCTTTAATAATAGTCCATTGAGCATCATTAGGTGCTGATTGATTGACTTCAGCAAAGCCTTGTAACCAATATACAAATTGTTCTGGTGTCATTATAGTACCCTCAGTAAGATGGTCTCAGCATTAATTCGACCATTCATTTTTGTATTAATAGTAGTTAGCGAAGATAGGATCTTGTTTAATGCTAACTTACCACCTTCTAGTACCTTTGGAATAACGTCTGCAGGTTTACGTAATCCGTTTTGTGAACTTACTTCTGGATCCCATCCTAGTAAACTAGAACCTTTAACGCTGAAGCCAGAAGAACCGGTTGCATAATAAACACCTAGCTTCTTGTTCTTAGTGTTATAAACCCATAGTTGTTGAGCACCTACAATCTTAGTAGGGTGTACTGACTTGAGTCCTAGTTCAGGGAACTCAGCAAGGTACTTCAACTTCTCTACTTGTTTTGCGGGTGGTTTTGCTTTCTTAACTCGTGGTGCACGATTAGCTTTAGCCGCAAGAGTTGCATTAGTACAATCTTCAATGATACCTTGAATCATATCTCTAAAGCGTTTTAGTTCAGCTTTAGTTAGGAAACTATAAGCCTCAACTAACTGTTCATCCTTACCTTCGATTGCTTCTTCGAGTTCGTCAAGAGTAGATTTGTAGTATTCACCGATGCGTTTTGCTACAGCACCAGATATACCATTAGAGATTAAGAACGACTTAGCAGAGAAGTCTGACTTCTTAGTCTTAAAGAATTCATCGATTGCGTAGTCAATAGTTTCTGACTTGGCTCGTGCTGCTTCGATGACTCGCTGCTCCACTGAGACGACAGGAGTTTTATGAGTAGGATCGTCTTCAACTGGAGCAGCGGCCTTCTTTAAGCTGTACTTAGTATACAAGCCATCTAACTTTGCTTGCATCTTAGCTTCATCTTCTGGTGATATGTATTCACCTTTGTTTTTGATTGTAAGTAATGAACCTAGAGTTAAGAACTCATAATCTGGTGCATCAGAGAGGACCTCATAATACGCCTTATTATTTTTCTTAAGGTAGTTCAATACTGTTTTTGCGCGTTCCTTGTTTTCTAGAGTTGCATTATAGTAACAAAGTGCGATTTGAAGTGATACACGATAGTCTTCTTTAGTAACGATCGGAGCGCCGCCACCAGCAAGTTTAGCCTGAGCGCGCTCGATACGTTCACGTTTCTTATCGATTTGAAAATCTGATGCCATATAATATAGTCCTTTAATTTGACTTGAATTTATATTATATATCAAGTCCTAATTAAAGTACACTGTTATTTTAATTATTTTGCGTTACAGTTTGATACAATTCCTCAAACTCGTCTGCTTCAGCAACTTCGTCTTGGAAGCTATTCTTATGGTAGACTTTGATCATCTTAGCTATTTGTTTCTTTGGGATTTTATAGGCATCATTTAGGTCTGCAATGATGTTTTTGATGAGGTCTCGTTCAGCATCGATTCTAATATAACTATTAGAAGCTTCTTGCATTGCGTCACGGATTTTCTTACGGTCTTGGTCAAGCAGTTGCATTATATATCTCCTAGATTGGTCTTGTGATACGTGGTACTTCTGTGAAAGATTCTGAATGGGTAATACTTCCATATTGGTCATGGAAGTTTCTACAGACTTCTAATCTAGACTTGATTAGGATATTGTCTTTGTCTCTGTATTCTACTACCTGAAATGAATAAGATATAGCCTGTGGAATCCATATCTCTGGAACTGATCCAGGAATTGAGGGAATTGGTACTATAATTCTATTAGTTGGTATTGGATACACTTATTACTCCATAACAAAATTGGTGGGCCGTCTGGGATTCGAACCCAGTGCCTATCGATTATGAGTCGATTGCTCATACCAAATGAGCTTCCAGCCCGAAACTGGAGCGGGATAAGGGGATCGAACCCTCGCTAAAAGATTGGAAATCTCTTGTGCTACCATTACACCAATCCCGCAGTCCAACTGTTAGCTTACGTCCTTGCCGTTGGCGCTTGGACAGCCAGATCAAAGTTCTGGAAGACTTTTGGTGGTTATCCCACCGGACGACCGAATCCTTATACGTCTATAAGGCAATAACTGTAAATTCAGTTTCGCATTTGCACTACACACATGCCGCAGTGTAAAGTGGCTCGGTTCTGTTAATAAGAGTACTGGTAAAACGTTTAAGACAGCTAAAAGTTAGCTCGTCTCCTGTACTAGCTTTTAAGATAACCTTTAGCTTCAGTTATCTCTCCTTTATCGATGGACAGCTCGCGGTACAGGATCGTGATATCCCTAACCAGTTCGGGTTGCTTACTCTTTCTCTCGCACTCTTATATTTGGCACCCTGGGAGGGAGTCGAACCCCCGACCGAAGAGGTAGAAGCTCTTTGCTCTAGTCCACTGAGCTACCAGGGTATATTTTTAATTATACATTAAACTACAATTAAAGTAAAATTATTATGCTGCGTAACGTGAATACTTTGGAAGCTTAGACTTCAGGTATTCCATTTGGTCAGCTATAACGTTTCTGTTTTGTAG